TGTAATTACTGTCCACGGATTCCATTTGTCTTTGTGCAACCTGCTCAAAGTGCTTTGTGCGTGAGCGCATTTTTTCTTCAGGCGCTTTACACAAAAGTAACCCACCCTGCTCAATATTCCCCTCAAACTGGGAATTGATATCAGAGGGAATCTTCAGCTCGGGGTGGTCTTCCCTTGTCACAGGAACCCATCCTTCTCTGAATTTCCTAGACACGTTGGTGTTATCAGAGTGGCCCAGCGTACTGGTTCTAATCCACCTGAATGTCCAACCGTCTTGCGGGTCGGGAGTTGGTAACACAGAAGATGGAACCCAAGAGTCATCCTCTCGGACAAAATCTTCACGAGTGTCGTGAGACCTATCAGTGCGCTCATCCATTTGCCTTCTCCTTCTCTACTTGTCGGGCATACTGGTCATTTGTTAACCCCAGCCTCTTGGCGAGGGAGACTTGGGAGGACGAAAGCCGCACTTTGCGTGATCTTGCGCCGTTATTCCTTGCAGATGGCGCAACGACCGACGTTGCCGAAGCCCTCCTGGTCGTCGCGGTCGCGGATTGTCCAGTTCCGCCTTTATCCGACCAAGAGTAATTGGGAAACTGATTACGCATTCCCGTATTAATAAAATCATAATATTCGTCTGAGGTCGAGTCCATGTGATGATCTTGTAGCGCCTGCTCGTGCAAACCATACGCCGTTGCGCTCATTAGCTTTTCTTTTGGATCACCAAACCACGGATTCTCCTCGGCCCATGCAGCCTGCTTATCATCAAGCTCCACAGGCTGCTGGACGGCCGCCTGCTGCTGTTGCTGCTGATAAGCAGCTTGCTGCTGTTGCTGCTGATAAGCAGCTTGCTGCTGCTGCTGATAAGCGGCTTGCTGTTGCGCCACCTGATTTGCGTCGGGCAAGCTGCGCTCATATTGCTCAGCTTCATGCAGCTCAGCCTGCGCTCTGACCATATTTTCCTGCGCATCAACCACATTATCGGTGTTGCCTTCTTCATAGGCTTTTCGATAACTTGATTTGGCTTTTTCTACAGCCAGCTTGGCACGCTCCTTAACCTGAGTGATTAACGCGCCCTCTCCTCGCTGGATAAGCGCCTCCATCTCTCGGTTATGACCAAGCTGCTGTTGTGCAAAATTTACCGCCTCATCACGGAGGCGCTCAGCTTCTTCTTTTTGCCGACGCTCCTCATGCTGTGCAAAGCGCAGCTTGTCTATACGCTTTCTAACTTTCTTGCTGTAACCATCGAGCTCTTGATCGTCAATGTCTGCATCATCATCGCTATCAGCAGACTCGCTGGCGCGGGGATAGGCTTGGTCTTCAGGAGGGCGGTCATCCACCACCTCAATATCAAACTCCATTTGGTTTTCGTCTTTATCTTGAGATTCCTGACCAATCTTCGTTTTCACACCAAAAAACTTATCTTCTGCGGACTGTGCGCCGCTCTCAACAACGTTTTCTGATTCGCTCATGCTCTTACGATACCTCTCGGGTCTTCAACCACAGCTTCTACACTGTCATCGTTAATCAACCGAAATTCCTTGTCATGCACCATGAACCGCGTACCTGAATACGCCCGCATAACAATCCAATCGCCCTTTTTACAAAACGGACCTGACGGGAAACGCTCGGTGCTTTTGTAAGCATCCGGCCCCATGTCGATGACAAAACCGATAATCGACCCCACCTCTTCAGCATGGATCGTTGTCTTGGCTTTGATAATACCGCCATCGGTTTTTTCATCTGGCTCAGGTAAGGCAATCAGTATCTTGTAGCCTCTCGGCTTCGGCATCTGACTAGCTTTGCGAGCAGTGGTTTCATCAATCTCCACCGGCTCGGTTTCTACTGCGGCTAATGAACTATTCATGTAAAAGACCTTGCACTGGAAAATGGCGTCCAGAGTCGCCTGCACCGCTTACGCGGAGAATCATGCTTGCTCTAACCTCTGCTGGAGGTCTAACAATTCCCGTTCTGCCATGGCTAATCCTTCAATTACGCCACAAAAACGGGCATATTCACTGTGATCCTTACAAGCGCCCGAACTAAGGTGGTCGCTGGTTTCGTTCATTATGCGCCGAACCTCGATGCGCAAATAAGCCAGCGCATTGTCCGGCACCGCCTCAAGACGTTCAATAATGGCGTCAGTCACCCATCAAGTCCTTTACAATTTGTACGCCCAATTTAGTACCTTCGATTTCAGATTTAGAAGCAATCTTGCGATCTTCCAGTTCTTCAGCGGAATTTTCCGCTGCAATCTTCGCACCAAGTTTTGCACGGTCAGTACGTTCCTGTAAATCCAACTTTGCACGCTCGAGCTCATCTTTACTAGCCGCTTTTTGCATATCCAAATTAATCTTTGCCATCTCGGCTTGCGCCTTAGCTTGCGCCTGTTGTTGTTTGATTTCAAGTTCTTGGCGCTGCATTTGCAGGATTGGATCTTCCGCTTCTTCCTGCTGTTTCTTCATTTCAGCTTCTTTTTGGTCCTTACCAAGCAACTGCGCAGCGGCTGGCGCCACCAATTGCGATAACCTAAACTCAACATCATCCGGCAACGGCTGGTCTGGCGGCGGTAACGGCACACCCAGCTCTTTTTCTATCTCGCTGCGATACTGGAAGGCCACATGCTCGGAAATATGCGCCGCCATTGCTGCCTGAATCGCTTCAGCAGTCGGACTTTGGCTGATCAGCTCTAAAATCTTTGGATCTTGGACCAAGGAGGTGTGCGACTGGATGTGCGCCTCGTGATCTTGGTAGATAAAGGCTTTAACCGGCTTACCATTGATAATATTCATGTTCTCGGTGACCGGATCGGTCGGATCGATGGCATCCTCATCAGGAATAACGTCTTGAGCATCACGAATACCCAAAACTTCAAGCATTTGCCGATGTAACAGCGGTAAATCGTACATATCCGGCGCCTGAGCAGCCAATTGCAGGGCCGCTTGGTACTGCATAATGCGCTGGGCCAGCGTTCCGGCGTTTGGATCGCTTACCGGGATGATATCTACCCGATCATCGAAGTCCTCAAGCGTTAATTCACCATCAACCAGCTCATATGGGTACTCGGTAGGGCCAAAATCACGCACTATGCCAGACAAAATGCGCAATTCCCTACGCATAGAAGCATGTAAGCGGGCCTGGACCGCACTCATCACCTTCATCGAGCGTTCTAAGATAGCCAAAGTGGTGCCAACAGGCGCCTCGGCGTTCATATCGGCAACTTTTACGTCCGCTGCCGAAGCAAATCGGCGACCTTCCTCCACAATATCGCCCATCATCTGATACAGAACGTTAGACGGCTCTTTGTAGGGCAGAAAACTGATGTTGTCGCGGATAACACCGCCCGGTACGTCTACGTCGCGGAACTCACCGGGCATGATCGGCGTGTCATCGCCCTTAATTCTAAGCCCCCGCGCCTTCAGACCACCCGGCAGGTTGGATAAAGTGCCTGCATCGACCAATTGGCGCAGCAATGAAGTCGCTGATTTCGCCAGTCCGCCAATCATGTGGATCAAACCAAACCCGTAGAAGCCCAGTCCTGGCAAATACTGGTAATGCACGAAGTGTTCACGCTTAATCTTCAGCTCATCGTCTTCATACCAGTTGCGGCGAATCGCTAAAATGGTGCGTGAGGACTTATCAATGCTGACCACATAGGGCAGACCGATCTCAGTTGGCTCACCGTCTTTGGTATCTTCAAATCCTGGCAGATCTAAATCCGCCTGGATCTCCAAAATGGTATGGCGAGAGTCCATATCGTAACTGGCAGAATCGCCCGTTAGCTGGTTATATTTTCGTTCTATCTCGCCGGTATCGGGGCTGGGTGCCGGCAGTTCCACATCCACATAAAAGCCAGACACCTGTAATTTACGCACTTCGTTCTTGCTGCGCTTCATCACATGGGTTGCACGTTCGCAGGTCGTTAAATCCGCCGCGCCGTAACTGACCACGAAATCCTCAGCAGGCACGAACATCGAGCACGGACGGCCCATGTTCGGGTCGAAATAGACCTTTCTGAATGCTGAACCCGCCAGCGACAAGGAAAACAGCATCTTTTCGGTCTCCGAACGATATTCGGTCATGCGCTCGGTCAGTAGATAATTCAGATAATCTTTAACCCTGCCTGCCTGTTGTTGCTTTTCCTCAGTTATCTCGCCAACAACCGCAGTCTTAACTGGTCCCGCAGCAGGGAATATCTCCTGAATTGCCTGCGCTTGGAAACGCACAACAGATTCAGTCAGCAATGGATGAAATACTCCGCAAGCCCCGTCCCACGGGGTAGTGCGGTCGGCGTGTTTGAGGCCGAGTAAATCCAGCCCGTTGATGTAGGTCTCTTCCCAATCGCTACGGCTGTCGCGATCTGATTGATAAGCGGCCACTAACTCGGAAGAAAGCTCGCGCAGATCCCTCTCATCAACATATTCAGCTAGGTTGGCATCATGCTCCGTGCCGTCCTCATCCATGGCGCCAGGGTCGAAATCGATAACCATGCCGCCGTCAGGGGTTTCCATCGACACCGATTCTGGATTGACAATCTCGATCTCCAGATCTGGCTCTAGCTGCTGTTGCAGAAAAGGGTCTTGCCCCAATGGACGCTCTATTGCCATCTAGCCATTTCTTCCAAATTGCTGAGGACGGGCTGCGCCACTTCCACGGGCCACTGTTTTTCCGCCCTTAGCCATCTTCTTAACCTTGCCGCCCTTAGCGTACTTCTCACCCATAGTTGTCTTAGTAGTGGGTGCTTTGTCTACCTTTTTTCTCCACTCTTCATCAGATGCCTTTTGCAATGCTTCTTTTTGTGATCTAGTTAAGGCAGGAGATGCCTTTTGCAATGCTTCTTTTTGTGATGTAGTTAAGGCAGGAGGCAGCTTTTGGTGCGGGGGCTTTTTGTACGGTATCGCTTTGGTAGTTATTTTCCCGCTTTCGCCTTTTTCTTTAACAAGAAGAGAGTAAGGCTTCCATTCGGCAGCTCCTTTCTCAACTTTACCGCCCTTGCGGTATACTCGTTGTGCTCTGCCGGGGCTTTGCTTTTTGCTGTCGTAATAGCTTGGCATCAGATTCTCCTAGTAATAATTAGCAGTACGCCGATACATCGGCTCATCTTCTTCATCTGTTTGTAAACGCAAAAAACCACCTTGGCGGAATCGTAACAATGCCTGTGTACTACTGTCCACCAAGTCATCATGCTCCCCGACCGGGAAAGATGCAAACTCCTCAATCACCATCTCCGAGAATCTTGTCTCTGGACACCACACAACACCGGATGCAAACAGGTCTGCCACCGCATTTACACGAGCAATCTTATCGTTGCCCCGTGACGGGGTGAACTCAGATACAGGTACGCCCATCGCGCGCATCTCAAATACCAATGGCGCACCAGCGGCCTTGGCTTCAATAATACAAGCATCTGGCTGTCTTTCGGTGTAGAACTCCATTGCCTTTTTCTTGAGCTCGGGGAACTCCAACCGTTCTTTAAAAGCGTCCAGAAGGATAATATTAGGACGAGTTGCTCCTTCATCATCTGGCTGGTAGAAAACACCCCAGGTGGTGCAGGCTGAGTAATCAGCCCTTCGGGTCTTCAAAAAAGCGGTGTCCCAGGACTGGATAATAAACTCACATTGCGGCGATCGTTCATGCTCCCAACGTTTCCACCATTCCCGCTTGACCAGCGCACCGCCTTCAGAGGTCGGCTGCTGCTGATATTGGGCCTCCCATTTTGGTGCTGGCAATTCGTTTCTAAGCGCCAAAAGTTCCTTTTCGCTCCAGAACTCGGGCCACAGCGCATTGCCAGAGGGCATTAACGCAGGAAACTCAATAAGTTCCCAATCATCCACACCGTCTCTTTGGGTTGACGCCTTAATAATTTTTCCTGTCAGGTCACGCAAATGCCAGCGGGTCATAACGATGATAATGGCTCCACCGGGCTGTAACCGCTGCCTGGGACCGGAGGTATACCATTCATAGGTTTTATCAAACACGCCCGGATCAATGCTTTGGCCGTCCTGCTCGGAATGCGGATCATCAATAATCAGCAAATCCGCACCTTTACCTGTTACCGCACCACCAACACCTATGGCAAAATATTCCCCGCCCTGGCTGGTGCTCCAGCGTCCTGCTGCCTTTGAATCTGCCCTGAGTGCCAGTTCAGGAAAAACTTCTTTGAAATCATCGGAATCGACAAGGTTCCTGACTTTCCTGCCAAAGCCTACTGATAATTCAGCAGTATGGGAGGTTTGAATAATCTTTTTTGCGGGGTTTTGGCCCAAAAACCAAGCGGGCAACAGATAGGAAGCAAACTCTGATTTGGTATGCCTGGGGGGCATATTGATAATCAGGCGCTTCAAATCTCCGTTGATTACCCGCTCGAAAGCCTCGGCAACCACCTTATGATGCCTGCCTTGGATAAACGCAGGCCAGACATACTGCACAAACCCTAGAAAATTATCTCTAGCAAGTTCTTTCTTTTTTGCTTTTTTATGTTTTTCAATCAGTTGCACCACTTCATACTGTTCTTCAGGGGAGCAGTCACGCACTCTACTCAATGCTTTATCCGATCCTTCCTTTAGATCGATGCCTGCAAGCATTTATTTCTTACTCCGCTTCTTGTTCCCACGACCTTTGTACCCGGAAGCATGAGCAGCTTTTTGCTGGCGTTGTGCCTGGGCTTTGGTGGGGTAAACCTTTCCAGATTGCCCCCAGCGGTAACCACCGTTGACTTTGCGTACCGGCATCAGCCAGACAACTTATCTATCTTTTCGCGGTTTTTAATATGCTGGACGGCAATATCCTGCTTAGATTGCCCGAAATAAGG